CACCTGCCCACTCTTCTGAACCTGCTGAAGTACCAGTTCTAGTAGCTTCATCGAGTAATTGTTTAGCTTGGTTTTCAAGCATCACTGCCATACCATGCTTTGAAGTTTCTGAACCTACTCCTTCAAGTAAGCCAGTCTTCTCCCACTTTGCTTTCAAACCTCTGGTTTGCTCAAGCATCACGTTTTGTGGGTTTTTGCCTTGCATAATTTGTTTTAAATCCATTTTAATTAATTTTAATTATTTTGTTTATTACTTAATAATACCTGCTAACTTTTTAAATCTATCAGAAAAATCTGCAGATTCTGCAATTACTTGTTTAGCCGCTTTTGGTGCAGTTGATTTAACTGCTTTAGATGCGATTCCTTCAGAAATTGCTTTTTTAGTAGATTTGTTAGATGTAGCGTATTTGAAATTCTCTGCTAATGTAGAGTAAACCAACTTAACTTCTCTAACTGATTTTGTTCTATCCAAAGTTTCGATAACTTTAACCTTCTGTTCGTTGGTCATATTATGCGCTCTGAATAATTTGTTTGCGAACAACAACTTAGCGTTCAATAAGTTCACCTCGTTGATAGTTTTTTGAAGAGATTTGATAGTATTGTAAGCTTCGTTCAACTCCGCTTTCAAAGACTCATCTTTTTTCTCATCTTCATCACCTTTTTTCATGTCCGCTTCCATTTCACGAAGAATTTCTTCAAGATCGATAACTTCGTTTTTCTCTTCGTCATCTTTCATTTCTTCTTCTTCGTTAGTTACAACCACTTTAGGATCTTCACCTTTGTCAGTTCCTGCTTCTGATCCGTCTGCTAAATTTTCAGCCATTGCTGAATCATCTGCAGGCATCTCTTCTTCTGAACCTTCTTCTTCACCTAATTGTGCTTCTAACTCTCTGATGATAGCTTCCAAATCCATGTCATCTTCTTCGGTGTCCTCTGTTTCGTCACCGGTTGGCATGTAATCTTCACCATCACCTTCTTCTGAATCGAAATTGAATTCATCATCTGAACCCATTTCATCTTCATCTCCACCCATTTCATCTCCTGCTTCTAATTCTGCTAATCTAGCTCTTAATTCAGCGATTTCATCATCTTTCGATTTTTCATCATCGCCCATTTCCATACCTTCTTCTTCGTTGATGTCAGCTACCTTTTTGTAATCATCAACTTCTGCACCTGGTGCAGCGGAAGATGTTTCAGTAGAGCCACCCTCAAATTCGGTGTGTGCGTCTAATTTAGGATTAGAAGTAGAAGAACCAATGTTTGAAGAATCCAATTCCTCGTCTACTTTTTCTGCATCCTCTTTGTTATCTTCAGCTTCTGCTCTCAATTTTTGAGATAAGATAGATTGAAGTCTTGGAGTGAATGCTTCTTCAAGAGCGAGTTTTGCGTTAGCTAATGCAGTTTCTTTTACGGCTTTAGCGTCGGCAATTGCTTCTTTTAACAATTTTGAATTTGCCATTTTGTTTCTCCTTAATTTTGTTAGTGAAGTTATTTCGTAGGAAACTCCAATGTAATTATGTTGATTGTTCGGTCACACCTTATAAGAGAAGGGTATTCATTAATCAACTATGTCTAAACGTATAAATCCCATAGGGAATGGGATATTTGATAATATATATAAAAATTTTTTAGAAAACTAAAGAAAATTAATTATTTCTTTCAATTAAATCTTCTATAAACTTATCTCTCTGTTCAATTAAATATTTTTCTCTCTCTATTAACCTACTACGTTCCTCATCGGTGAGTTTTAAAATTAGTTCTTCTTTTTGATTTATCATTTTTTTATACTCTTCCATTTGACCAGAAAATATATGATTCTGATAAACCATTATTCCTACCAATACAATGATTGTAAAAGATTGTTCTTTTAACTTACTGAAAAATGTATCTGTAAAATTATTTGCTTGCTTTTCCATCTTCAAAGGCTTTCCATTCCTCAAGTTCATCAATCCTTTCTTCTTGTTCTTGCAACCAATTGTTTTTTCTTTCTCTTTCTTCTATAATCTGATGAACTTTGGAATCCGTTTCTTTTTTTATTTCATCTATCTCTTTGTGCATCAATCTGAATTCGCTAAAAATACCACCGGCTGCGAATGCTACCGTCAGCACCCCAACTATTATTTGCCAGTTTTTAGATATAAAATTTTCTTTTACTTCTTCCATTATTTAAGATAGGTTAGTCTGTACTTTGTAGAATAAAGTAACGAAACTACCGTATCAATATCATTCTGAATCCAACTATCTTGTAGTTTTTTATCTTGTCTTAATTTTGCAACAATTTTACAAAGTTTATCAAAATAAGATATGATATTTTCTATTTCACAATTTGTATCTAAACCACTTATTGGTTGTAATTTAATTAATCCTTCTTTTCCTTGATAAACTTCAACCAATCCGTCAACTAAATCAACAATAGTATCATAGTAATGCTGTAATGCTCTATGTGCCGAGTCTGCCCCTACTCCGGAAACACCAACATGAAATACATGCGCCTGTGTTCTGCTATGCAATAATAATGATGCTAATTGTTCCATAATTATTTTTTATGAGATTTGTATCCTTGTCCTTTCATCCAATGTGCCAATGCCCATGGGTTATCGATACCCGGTTCATCTTTCATTGCTTTTACCGTCTTTTCCCATCCTTCAGGTGCCTTTTCTTGCAAACCCAATCTTTGGTGCATTTGTTCTTCTGTGATTTCTGCTATTTCAAAATATCTACCCAATACGTGTCCCATATCTTCGTAAAGAGCTTCAAGTCTTTGTTCTTGTGATTTTGCTTCAATTGATTCTTTTTCAAATGCAGCCTGTAACTTTTTAAGTTCATTCATATTTCTCTTAATAGTCACTCTATCGAACCAATCACCACCCTCTCTTAAAGTATACTCCTGTGCAGCGTCTGCAATTGCACCAAGTGTTTCAGCAATCTGTCTGATATCCGATTTTCTTTTCATACTTTCTCTATGCTGTCCATAGGTAGATATGATTTCTAAAAAATGTCTTTTTAATTCGGACGGTAGTTGTTGAAACTCTTCGGTTTCTCTTAAAATATTTTTTAACTTTATCATAGTTATCTCTTTACAATTTTATATCTTTTCAACTTCTGCACTGCCTGTTGTAGTTCTGATGGGTTCATTCCCAATGCATCAACTAATTTTGCAATAACAAGTTGCTCTTTTTTTCTTGGTAAGTTATAAGATTTTATTACATTCAATGCTCTATCTAAAAATCTTTCAACTTTCGATGGAATTGCAACATCCATATCTTCCAAATCTTCATTTACTTGTCCTAATTTTAATAAAACACTATTGTATTGTGATTTGAATTTAGATGGAACTTTGTTTTTAACTTTTTTCATCAACCCATCAACATACTTCATATTAAACGAACCAATAGTTCTACTATCTGCATATGGATGTTGTCCACTTCCTACACCATTTATTAATGCCTGTAAGAATTCGAGCTCGTCTTTTGAAAATTTAAAATCTTTTACACTTTTTGAAGATGAGATTGCTTCATTTACTTTCTGTTTAGGCAATAAGTTTTTTAATTTTTTCATTAGAAAGCAGAGTTTATTTGTGTATAAATATCATATCCATATTTAGTTTTAACAAATTTAAGTAATTCATCTAAAATTTGTCCTCTTAATTTGGATAATTCCGATGGCATGCTTCCCATTTCTTTATGAATATCCATAATTGAATTTAAGATGTTTTCCATCTTTTTTTCTTTTAAGAACTTTGCCAATTCTAATACAGATTCGGTATGTGCATTTCTATCAGTATGCTTCTCAATTCGTTTTACCAAATCAGAAACATCGACATTTTTTGCCTCTTTAAGATTTGTAGGTAATAAGTTTATTAATTTTGCCATATTAATTTAATTCAATTATTATTTCTCTCATAAGGTCTTGCGATTTACACCACTTACCACACTCTTCAGCAATTTGTTTCCACTGCTTCGATTCTTGTAAAGGTGCCATAAATGCTCCGTGAGTTGATGGGTTTGAAACAAAATCCCATCCTACCAATTCAAAATCTTCTTGCACCATCACAGTTCCATCGTTCAATTCTTTTACAGAACCCAATCCTCTTGATGATATTCCTAAACGAATATTATTTTTTAATAATTCTTTTAATATGTTTCCGGATGGTGTAGATAGTATTTCCACTTTACCCATCACATCATCCCCTTCCCACCAAATTTCTCTAATATTATGTGATACGTTTTTCAAATTAATAACCGGAGAATCTGGGTGATCTAATTCACCAAGTGCACGTCTTTCTTTAATTAGTTGGTCGTATTTTTTACATTCTCTTTCAAGTATTTCTCTCGGATATCTTCTATTATTTTGATTTGGCGCACCGGCTCTCTGAAGGATTCCCTGGACCAAATATGTTCCGTTTTCTTCTTTAACGAGCTTTGCCTCGAAAAGATGTGTTTCTATTAGAAGATTCTTACTCATTTTTTTAAATCATTTTTTACTTTATCCATCACTTTACTACTTAAATCGTTCCAAGATTTAGAAATAATAGTTTTCAACTGATTTTCTATTTCAGTTTTATCTATATTAGAATTTTTAGATCCTATCTGTTTTGATATCTGTGATTGTACCAATGGCATTTTCACAATTTTATCAATAGTAGAACTATCCATTCCTTTTTGTGGGTTAATCATTTTAGACATATCATCTACAAACTTTCTGTTGTTTGATAATGAATCTAAAATTTTCTTAACCGGTTCTTTGTAGTTTGGTTTTCCGAAAAAATAATTTAATCCGGATTTACCTAACTCATACAAATAATAAAAAACAACCTTACCTATGATAATACTACCCAATACGGATAGTAATCCAATAGCAAGGTTTTCATTTACTTTTTTTTTTGTTCGTTTTTGGACCTTAATGCGGCCAAATCCGAACCTTCAATCTCACCATCCTTATCTACATCAATTTGTTTTTGCTTATCAGTCAATTCGTTATATCCTCTCAATTTTCCCTCTTGCTTTGCTTTGTAAGCCTTATCCACTGCATTGAAGAATTTTTTCTTTTCATCATCACTCATGGATTCTATTGATTTACCACTTTTATTCAACATTGTTTTGAATAATTCTTGGTAATCGTTTTCCTCTTTAACGACTTGTTTGATAAGTTCTATTAATTCTGATTTTTTCATTATTCTGATATTTGTCTTATTTTCTGGTCCAATTTTAATAATCGTTCCTTTATAGCATAAATATGGTGATTAGTTCTTTTCCAATAAGATTTATTATCCACTCCACTTTCATTTTTAATTCTACCATACCAATTGAGAAATCTTTCCATTTCTTTCAATTGTTTATTGATGTTAGAAATTCCTCTACCAATCTTTGCCTGTGCCGTTGATTCATCCCTCTTTAACTCCAACCAGCGATTTTCACTAACTACACTATATCCTGTCAAATCTGCTAACCTTTTACCTTTCTTTTTTTCGTTTTCAGGTTTACCAAATGCTTTTGGTGTATTATACCCTTGCACATTCGCATTGGTATTCATCTCCCTAACCATTTTACGGATTTTTTCTTTTAACTCACTTATCTTTTTTTCGTCTAAATTATTTTTTGATTGCATTTTTCAATTCATTTAATAATTCATATGTCATCATCATTGCCGATAAGTGTTCTTCTTTTATCTTTTTAACAGATTTTATTTTTTTTATATTTGCGATTGTTTCTGCTAATTTTATTTTAGTAACTTTATCAGATATCTTTGTACCAATTTCTTTTAGTTCGTTTGTTAAACTTATAACTTCGTTTGATACATACTCATTTAACTTACCTGTGTTATTGATATTATTGATATATTCTCTCAATAATGCTTTCTGATTTGCGGTAAGATTTTTATATTTGTTATTAAAAGATTCAACTAGTAATTTGTAAGATACGGCTCTTAAATCCTCATCTTGCTTTCTATATTCTTCTAAAACTGCATCTTTTATTTTTGAATCTTTATTTTGTATAGATGTGTTTATTATATTTTCCGTTATAGTAAATCTTGAGTTTACAATATCCGTTGGTTCATATTGTTCATTGGATGTGATTACCTCAAATATTTTGTAAATTGATGCTAACGTTTTATAATTTGAAATAGGAGATTTAATAAATTCATCTATATTGTATCTCTCCTTTATTTCTTTAATCAAAGAATATTTTTCTTTTGTCAATTTTTTTTCATCTAATCTCTTTCTAGCTTCGCATATCGTATCTATAAACTTTTCCGCTTTAGATTCGGAATTGTATTTTTCATTTATCAAATATTGATATAATTTCAATTCTTTTGATAATTCCTTTTTGGAATTAAAAAATTCTTTAAGAATAGTTTCAGCTACAGATTTGTTAGATGAAAGTATTTCAGATGTAACTTGTCTTACAAGCAATTCAAAAATGAATCCTGTATTTTTAAACTTTGAATGTTTTATTTTTTTCATCAATTTATACAATTAATCAGATATAAATATATTTTTCTATTGGTTTATTGCTCTTTTGTCAAATCCTCTGTCAAAATTGTCTTTTTATTTCCAT